GTACAATGTTTAACAGATATTCTGTTATTCATTTTCCTTATAGAAAGGGTTTTTCCACCCTAAAAATGGTTTGTGTCCGGATTTTTCGACTTAGATTTTGGAACATAAAATACATTTTTAATAGAGCCAATAATTATAGCCCAGACAGTTAGGTGTGCTCAGACAGTCCTGTCGAACGGAATAATTATGATGCTTTATTTTAGGTGTAATTTTATTTGATTTTATTGCCATATTAGGTGTAGCTCAATAGAGTGAAACCTGTATTCACGTAAAACTTTAGTTAGCCTGTAGAGCTTATTTTATACCATCGGATTTTACATTGCTCATGTGAACTCTTCCTGAAGGTTTGTTTGTATCAATAGATCGTAACAGAGAGACAATCACATGCAACATTAGGATGTACAATGCCTGTATAGAATTGTTCGTGCGCATTTCTTTGCTTTAGTAGTGAATTAAATTATCAAGAAGTTTAAAATGAGCAAAACAAAAAATAATACCCCACTTAATGATACTATTTATAATATTTTTTACGTTCGCACCCTTGTGATAAAAGAAGTCACACGAGAGCGATTTTCTAATTTAAAAGGACCTGTGCATGTATTTGGTAAGTATAAAGTTAGAGTAATTGGAGAGATGAAAAGACCTCTGGTTGAGAAAAACTTGAATTATTTGCATGATTTGCAGGGTCAAGGTTTGAGTGACCTATTTATAGGTGCTCAAGGATTGTTTTCGCTAGTTTATTCTTCAGCTAATGCGGTTAAAGATAAATTAGCACGAATTAATAAAAAATTTGTAATTCTATTGTCCAAGTTGATGCTAGAAGTTGCTAGTTTTGCTGATTTAGTGCATGGTAAGAGAGTTGATCAATTGATTAATATATTTTTGTCAATGTATGGGTTAGTTGACCATTTTACAGCTCAAGGGTTAGAGACTTGGATTTTAGCTGGTCTTACCCAATATTTGCCCCAGTGCCTGAAGGATTTGATTAAAACCGCTACGTTGTTTTCAAATGTAAAATTGTTAGATGATTTTTCTCTGATTCATGAATTATTTCAGAAATTGGAAAATTTTCTAAATTTTATTTGTGAAAAACTTAGAGTTCCTGGTAAAATAACCAATTTCATATCCAACTGCTTTTCTTATTTGAACTTGGGTACGAAGCATGTTATTCTCTCTAATTTAGAGAAATTTATACGAAAAGGAGAAACAGATCCTAAGTTGTTTATGAAAGAGTGTTTTAGAGAGGATTGTAAAAAGTTAGATAAAGAATTAGATAATTGTCTTACACTACAAGACTGGAGTTTAAAAGCCGGGAGTGTAAGAGCTTTAATTGGTAAGTGGAAACGCTTTATTAAGATTGTAGACAGCTACTCTGAAACTAACAGAGTTGAACCCAATTTGTTTGTATTTGAAGGTCCTCCGGGAGTTTTTAAGTCAGTTTTTATGAGTAAGATCATACAAATTTTGGGTTGGAGTTCTTATTCACATATTGTACCGTCTATTGAATCTGGCAAAGATTTTTATGATAGTTACAATAATGAAGAAGTCTTTTATATGGATGATGTAGGGCAAGAAGGTCCCAGTCAATGGAGACCAATTATGAATATGCACTCATGTATAAAAATGCCGTTGCCATGTGCAGATGCCCAATTAAAAGACACTAAGTTTTTTAATAGTCATACGATATTTGCAACCACAAATAGATTTATGACTCTCCATGGATTAAGTAAAATGGACGGTATAGATAATTTAGAAGCTCTTTGGAGACGAGGATTTGTTTTTGATTTTAGTAATATTGCTCGAAAGGGCAATAAGTTAGTTGGAACTTTAAGCTTTAGGTACTTCAACCAACGTTCCCGAGAGTTTGAAGTAGGATTTCCTTCGTATTTTTCGTATAAAAATATAAATCCTACTTTTAAATTGCAAGAGTCTAATGAACAAGCTTTTGAGGACGCTTTAATTTGGATGGGATCTATAGTTAAAGCCTTTAAATTGGAGAAAGAAAAGATGAAAGATAGCTTGGTGTGGACTGAGTCACAAAGAGTTATTTTAGAGCAAAGGATCGATGATATTTTAGATTTTTCCGATGCTCCTATGTTGCAAGCACAAGGTTTTTGTTCAGATATTAAGAATCAGTTTAATAAAATGTTAGCTGGAAATTATATTATAGAACTACTAACACAAGAGTTTATAGATTTAACTACTTGGTTGTCTGACTTAATCTCTAGTTCATCTATCTCAAGTATATCCGAGGCTTTAAACTTTGTGTATGTTGCCCAAGGCGCTTTGTTATGTATTTTTTGTATTTATCTATATGTAAATAGAACTGGTGTTGACGCGAAGAAAGTTGAACTTGACTTAGAGGGCCAAGGAAATTTATTTTCCAAGTGTTACACAGGGGTTCATAATAGTGTTTCGTCTATTCAGCAAAACGTTTTAGAGTGTGATTTGATTATTGGTGATGATACCAAAGCTCGTAGTAATTGTATAGTATCGGAGAGATTAGTGTTATTACCTCTACACTTAGTTCCGGAAGATAATATTACTATACGTATTTACCAAAGTAGAGAATGTAACCATGTTGTTGTAGATTATACCAAAATACAGAAGGTTTGGTCTAATACGGAATTTGACGTAGCAGTGTGTACGCTTCCGTTACATTTCCCTACTCCGTTTAAGAGCGTTTTACATTGGTTTAAAACTAGCAGTGAACGAGGTGATCAATTTAAAGATACCTTCTTGATCACGGGGAAAGGTTTTGTTAAAGTGAATAATACTCGTAAATTGGGTGTCGTATTGCCCTATAGTTTTCGGTTTGGAACACACTGCAATGATTATCACACAACAGAAGAGTTTTTGGCCTATGATATTCAAGCTTTAGGTTTGTGTGGATCGCCTATTTTTAATCCTAGTACAGGAATTGTTGGAATTCATGTGGCTGGAGATGCTAAAACAAATACTGGAGTGGCATCTTTTTGGCCAGATACAGTTGTTAATGCTATAAAGCATCTAGCGATCGGCCAAAGGCCATTAATTAAGGTTGATATTCCAATTAATGAAAAGATCTTGGAAAATACTAGCGTAGTAAAATTTGATACTGATAAATATCATGCTGTAGGCCCGCATAATTCAAATTTTGGTCCTTCGCCTTTGTTTGGTATTTATCCAGTTACGCGGGGGCCAGCGAATTTGAATAAGTACGGAGAGAAGACGCTTAAAAAAGTTGCAACTAAATCATTTACTCCGTGTGTGTACATAGCCGCGAAGGAGTTAGAATTTTGTGAAAAAGTCTTGGAATCTATAGTTGAGCCTTTTGGGGAGTTATCGGATTTTGAAGTTATAAAAGGTACTCCCAGCTTAGCCGGTTTAAATAAACAATCTTCCAATGGGTTTGGTTATATGAAAGATAAAAATTTGTATATAGATTTTGAGACGGGCAAGGTAACTAGCTTGTTTGAGGATGAGCTAGTTGCTTTTAAGAATTCTGTGGTTGATGGTAATTGTCAGTTAGACAAGCTTATTTGGGTTGAATGCCTCAAAGACGAGATTCGTAATGATGAAAAAGAAGGTGTTCCTCGTAGTTTTAGAATTGGAACATTGTTACAGCAATTTTTGATGAAAAAGTATTTCGGTCGAATGGTTGAAAATATTATGGCAGCGCGTAAATTTAATAAAATTATGGTTGGTTGTAATCCCATTAAAGAGTGGCCATGGATGTATGAGCGGATTATGACTGGTCACGCTTTCGCAGGAGATATTAAAAATTGGGATGGATCAATGAATTCGCAAATTCAGAATTTAGTAGCGCAATTTTTTGTTAACCGTAGCACTTCACTTGATAAAGATGTAATTACTGCTTTGGTTAGTACGTTAACTAATTCTATCGTAATTATTAAGAATGAATTATTTATGACTACTCATTCTATGCCTTCGGGAAGTTATTTAACTGCAATTATGAATAGTATTGTGAATAAGTTGTATACAGCAATTTGGTACTATCGTAATGTGGAGAATCCTACTTTAGAAGGTTATTGGAAGGACGTAGATGATTTTGTTTATGGCGATGATAAGTTAAATGTAATTAGATCGAATATTAAGACCTTAAATGCCCTAACTATGAAAGAGTGTTTCGAGAGTTTGAATATGGGTTTTACTGACTCCGTTAAGAGAGATATAGTCACACCTTTTCAAAATATTAATGAATTGACATTCTTGAAAAGGGGTTTTGAGTATCACAACCAATTACAGCAGATTGTGTGCCCCTTGGATTTAAGAGTGTTGTATAACACTTTATCCTATGTTGATAATTCTAAAGAGGATATTACACTGGTTATGCAAGATAAAATAAACGCAGTACAAAGGGAAATGTATTTGCATGCCGATAGGCATAATTTATTGCAAACTTTGTACTTTAAATTGAGTCAACGCAATTATGATTTTGTGAAGTTGACTGAGAATTATATGAAATCTATTTATTCAGATGATAATTTTGTGTTGCCATTTGGGTTCAGCACAGAAGATAAATATTTTTAGTCATTTCACTAAAATGTGTACATAAATATATAGAGTTATAATGGGATTTTTATGTAAGTTTTATTACCCAGCTACTAGTTATGTATATATTAAATTTTAAAACCACCAAGGTATGATTGGCGATTATTGTAGTAACCGCCTACCTTGTAAATAAATGCTACAGCGAATAATGATATAAACCAAAATAATCAGGGTGGTAAGAACCCTTTAACTTCTAGTTATAAAAGTAATACTTACACTATGAGAGATTCCTCAGAAATGGAGGATGTAGCGGCTAATTTGCTTAGTACGATTAAAACTAGAACTGCTATTGAACCTCCTTATATGTATGAGGCATTTCCTGAACTTGGGTGTGTGCCACCCGAAATGAAAATGGACTTTACCCGTATTTTAAATAAGCCTTACTATATTGGTTCGGCGGATTGGTCCACTTCTATTACCAATTTTACTAAATTAGTTAAATTGGATATTCCTTTTAGCTTATTTGGTAATACATTAGCTAGAATACCTTTTGAAGCCTCAACGTTGTTTAGAGGTAAAATTAGATTGATTTTGCAAGTCGCAGGTACTCCTATGCATCAAGGCACTTTGCTTGCATCTGCTGTACCTATTGGCTTTGGAGATTTTACAAATGGGTCTTCTTCGGTTATGAATACGTTATTGGCGGCTCCTCATGTGTTTATGTCTGCAAATGAATCGACAGCCGTATCATTGGAAGTTCCATTTTATGCCAATACTAAGTTGATTAAAACAGACATAGATTTGACCACAGTAAATCCATTGTTTAGTGGAGCTAATTATGCTAATGTGGTTGTGGTTGTTTGGAATCAGCTTGCTGCTCCTACGTCCGGTAGTACTAATTTGACAGTTTCTATGCATGCTGAGTTTTTGGAGCTAGAGTTTTATGCTCCACACACTGATGTTGCTTATGCTACATTACCCGCGGCTTTGGAGGCTCAGGGTTTTGTGGAAGGTATTAAGACGTGTTTGACTAAGGCTATTGACTCTACTTTTACTACTGCTCGGACGTTAGTAGGAGATTTTCTTGATGTTGCCAGACAGGGGATTCGACAATTTACGGGATTGCATGCTCCTAACAATCCTAACTTATTGGGAAAAGAGCATGTTGTCGCGAGACAAAATTTGAATTCTACAGATGGGCCAGTACAGTTTGAAAAGTTGGATCCTTATTATAATTATGATAGGATCTGTAGAGATGCAATTTTTGATACCACACGAGATGAGATGATGGTGAGAGAAATTATTCAAAACCACAGTTAGTTGGTACATTTATGGTTAAAACCGCGGATACTCCTGGCACCTTATGTTGGGCTAGGCCTATGTCCCCGTTTCAGCAGTATATTGCCTCATCTTACACGTTTGGGGGAAATGCTGTATCTACTACGGGTTTTAGTAGTTTGTTTCAAACAATGTATTATCTAACTAAATATTGGAGAGGTAGTATTAAAATTCATATTCAATCTGTTATGTCTAACTTTCATTATTGTAAGTTGCTAGTTGCTAAGGATTATTCTATAAGGAAAAATGGTTTAACACAGTATCCTACTTTTAACTCTGTACCTAACTTACCAACCGATACTTTGGAGTTTTCGGCTGGTGGACAAGTGCATACTATTGAGATACCATTTATATCTCCTTTGGAGCAGCTTCCCTGTACGTTGGAATGGAATAATATAATGTCTCAATTGGGAATGTATTATATATACTTAATGCAACCTCTAGTTACTAATGGAAGTGTTGCCAGTAACGTGTATTTTAATGTGTATATTTCAGCCGGGGATGATTTTCAATTTTATGGTTATTCCACTAATCCAGCTAAAATTAACTACAATTTTACTGTTAATTCTGTCCCGATTGAAGACCCAGTCGATGAAGAATCCATGCAATTAGAAGCTCAAGGTGATACTAGCGAAAATTCCGATGCCCAAGTATTTGTAGATACGGGAGCTCAGGAAGCTATTACATTTAGTCCTGCTGATCAGTCACAACCTTATGCTACTACTGATTTTAGACCAGTAGTTAGTACTCGCGATTTGTTTCGTAGGATGTATAAGGTTGCGCGTTATAAATACGATAATTTGGCCTTGAGTACCGCTAAGGGTTTGTTTGAATATGATGTTGCTGATTTATTAGGCATTAGACAACCTTTTGATTTTATAGGTAGTTCTACCACTACCATTTCTGGATCTACGTTGAGAGTCTTGCAGAATATGTTTTATGGTTATGCTGGTGGAGGAAAGTTCAAAATTGTAGTACAAGGTGCATCTGGAGCTTCTGCTTGGTATGTACCTCCCAATTACGGCATTTTCTCCCCAGCGAGCGGTGATCCTGTATGGATAGGTCAAGAACCTACCCCTAATACTGGAGGTGCTCCTAATATAGCTTCTAATGCAATGTATCAGAACTTACGTTATATTAACAATGGTCAAGAGCGTGAATTTAGTTGTCAGTCTGTTTTACAAGAAAAGCCTAATTTTTACACCAGTGGCCTTGCTTCTCTTATAGATCCAGATGAAATTGGACTAACTGCTGAAAGTTGTTGTGAGTTGGAGTTTGAAATACCCAACATGTCGCCTTATAGATTTTTAGGAGATGTGACTAATCACGCTTTGGCAGGCAACAATGTGATTAGAAATTCTCCTACAACTAATATGGGACATATAATGTTGTTTGTACCACAGCAAGTAGCTCTTGCGGGAGATGTAGAGACAGCTGGAGTTTATGTTACTATTTATGCGGGAGCAGATGATACAGCGAGAGCTGGTTATCAAGTATTTGCTCCGTTTGTTGTGATCCCCGCTTCATCTAGTGGAGTTCCCTCCGGTTTTGAATTCATTTCAACACAAAATAATCCTGATGGTATACCGTCTTCACCAGCCAGGCCTCCGTCAGCAATGACGTTTTATACGAAGACGACTTAATGCAATTGCGATGTTTGCATTATAGTTTTATAGACACTGCGCTTTAAAGTGCCCTAATTAATAAGGGGACTTTAAAAATACTTATTAGTTAGTTAGCGGTGTCTTACATCGCTTTTTAAATAATA